AAGGTTTATGATTTATTGTGACAGCAATCCTAATATTATTATGTGGTCTTCTGAAGAGGTTATTATACCATATTTTTCGCCAGTTGACAAGAAGTGGCACAGATATTTTGTTGACTTCAAAATCAAGTACAAAGACACTAACGGCAAAGTTAAAGTGTCATTGATAGAAGTAAAACCCTATCAGAAAACCAAGAAACCTGAAGTTAAGAGTCGTAAGACAAAACGTTACATACAAGAGGTAATGGAATGGGGTGTTAACGATGCAAAATGGAAGGCTGCGATAGAGTATTGCAAGGATCGTAATTGGGACTTCAAAATAATGACAGAAAAACAACTAAACGGTTAACTTTAGATTATAAATAGAACATATGTTGATATTTAAAGAACTCATCTATAACGGCGTCAGAACAGGTCAAGTACCTGCGAGAACTCGTGCTGCAAGAGATTGGTACAGAAATGCTGCGTCAGAGGTAAACGGAACATTTCAACCATCTCGTGTTGCTAGGCAGTTTCCAGAAAAGAAACGAGTTGCACGACCTGAGCCTGGATATATGTATTCTTTTAAGTATGACCCAAAGTTAAAGAAAACTTTACCGTACTATGACACTTTTCCTTTGGTGTTTCCAGTACAACAGTATCCGGATGGGTTTTTGGGAATTAACTTTCACTATTTACCACTACCCCTTCGTGCTAAGTTAATGGACGCACTATATACTGTATCATCTGATAGACGGTACGATGAAGAAACTAAAATTTTAGTGTCATACGACATATTAAAATCGGCATCTAAGTTTAAGGCGTTTAAACCAACTGTGAAAAAATATTTGTATCAACACGTAAAGACGCCGTTTTTAGAAATAACATCAACTGAGTGGGATATTGCTTTGTTCTTACCAATGGAAAGTTTCAAGAAGGCTTCTGCACAAGAAGTATGGAAAGATAGTCGGAGTAAAATCTAATGCCGTTCACTATTAATCAAATTAAGAACAGATTAAAACCCGTTCGCCCCAATATGTTTTTTGTGGAGGTTGGTGTACCATCAGTTTTTTTCACTTCAAATTATCAACTCGCATTTGGCGGTTCGACTATATCTTCTGATGGAAATTGGTATTCCAGCGTAGCAGATTTTAGAAATACATCATTAAAATTTAAATGTGAGGCAACAGAATTTCCTGGCAGAACGTTAGCAACAACTGATGACGTGTCTGCTGGACCAGCTGTCACATTTGCATATGACACGATTTATAATGACATTTCATTAACATTTATTGCAGACGAACGATTTAACGAAAGGGGATTTTTTGATCTATGGATGGAGTACGCAGTAAGAAATACTAGTGATGCCCCCATTAACTATCCTAGAGGTGGTGCCGTTTCATTCTATGATGATGTTGTTAGTGAAGTGAGAATTAATCAACTAAATGATAAGGGTGACACAATCATCGCAAGGTGTACATTGCAAAACGCTTTTCCTATTCAATTGACATCTATGCCTTTGAGTTGGGAAGAACAAAACACTTACCAAAGATTTGCAGTAACATTTAATTATAGATATCATCACGTAGATTATACTGATGTTAGTTATTCATCATAATAGGAGTATATTATGGCTTTACCAAAAATTAAGACACCAACATTTGAATTGAATTTACCGTCAACTGGAATGTCTGTACCTTACAGACCTTTCTTGGTTAAAGAACAAAAAATTCTATTGATGGCCCTTGAAAGTGAAGATCAGACGGAAATGTTAAGGTCTATCAAACAAATTATCAATAATTGTGTACTTCAAGAAATGGATGTTGATTCACTTCCGATGTTTGATCTTGAATATATGTTTTTGAAACTACGTGCAAAGTCTGTTGGAGAAGTATCTAACTTACAACTTGGTCACCCAACTGGAATGAATTCTGAAGGTGAAGAGTGTGAATATAAGACAGATTACGAATTGGATCTGATGTCAGTAGAAGTCGTAAAGGAAGAAGGTCACACAAACAAAATTATTTTGGACGAAGAGTCTGGTGTTGGTATCGTTCTTAAGTATCCAACATTAAATCTTGCTAATGAAATTCAAGATGCAGCCGATCGTTCTCAGATTGAAGTGATTACTGATATGGTTGTTACTTGTGTTGACGTTATCTTTGACAACGAAGAAGTTTATCCAGCATCTGAGTCTACTCACGATGAGATTGCAGACTTTTTGAACGATCTGTCGCAAGAACAGTTTGAAAAAATTACTGACTTTTTCTCAACGATGCCGAAACTAAAACAGGACATTACTTGGACTTGTGTTGGTTGTGGTAAAGAAGAAACCGTTGAGTTGGAGGGTATGGCAAATTTTTTCGGATAAGCTTGTCTCACGATAATCTGTTAAACTACTATAAAACAAACTTTGCTATGGTTCAACATCATAAATATAGTTTAACAGAATTAGATGAGATGCTCCCATTTGAACGGGAAATATACGTGACTTTGTTATCAGAACATGTGAAAAAAGAGAATGAAAGAATAAAAGAACAAGAAGCGAGAATGAAGTCTCGTAGGTAACGGAAAGGTTATGGCATCAAATATCGAAAGACTTGGTGGATACATCAAGGACAAAACTTTAGGTACGGCAAAAGACTTTGCTTTTGGTGCCAAGGCTGCCTTTTATTCAGGAAATCCCGCTGTGTTTTCCAACATAGAATCGGGCATCAACAAACTAAAAGATTCTTTCAGAAAAAATCAAGAAGAAGAATCCAAGTCATCTCGTAGAGAACAAGCAGAACAACGAAGGCAAAGAGGGTTCCAAGAAGAACAGGCCCGCGAACAACGATATAACGAACTGCAGCAACAAAAAATATTCGAGTCTATGGACGAGAATATTAAAAAGATTCTTGAATTACTCGGAAAGGATGGCGCAGGCCGCGGTATCGGATTCAATCCTGCAGGATTACTAGCTGGTGCGGCAGGTGCTGGTGCTGGAGGTGCAGGATTAGCTTCTCGTGCTGCAAAAGCATTACAATCTGTTCCTAGACCTACATGGTTAGATGACTTAAAAAGTGGAAGAGTGTTCCCCAGAAATTTGCCTGAAAGATTCCCAAGAAGTATGTTGCCTCGTGGTAGAGGATTACCTCGACTGGCAGCACCAGATTCGCCAAGACTTACATCTAGACTTACAGCTGGATTGGGTAGAGGATTTAGTGCAGTTAAAGATGACAGTTTAAAATTTCTCGCCAATTTCATGAAACAGTTGGACAAAATTTTTGATTCTATCAGACCAGCATTAAATTCTATTAAGGAGTTTTTTGGTCCAGAATTAAAAATGTTGAAAGCTCTGGGTCCAAAAATATTAAAGGCATTGCCTGGTGTTGGTCTTTTCATAATGGCCATTGAGGGAATTATTAATGCATTTGATACGTCAAATTTACAAAAAATATTTGGTGAACAAAAGGTTGGTTTTTCCGAAAGAGTTGGCGCTTTTGTCGGCGGTTTTCTGGGAGCTTTTGCTGGACTTATTGATCTGGTTTTAATGGCCTTCGGTATAGAAATTGAAACTTCTGTACAATCACAATCCACAGAGTTTTTAACAAAGGTATTTGGCAATATATTTAGATTTTTTCAGGACATGTTTGCTTCGGTTGGCGCTACGTTGGAAGTTGCATACGGCGCATTAACTGGAGACAAAGAAAGACTTGAGACTGGAATGAATAAGTTAACCGATATCAATATAAAGTATATGGGTTATCTTAAAAATTTCTTTTATGATATTGGAGAGTTTTTTGAACTCTCTATGGTTACGTTTGAGGGTGTCAAAAGAGAAATTGGTTATGCTATAGAAGACGGCGCCGCAATTATGATGAATAAAGTCGTTAGTTTTCTGGGCGGCATGGTTAATTTTGTCATAAGAGCCTTCAACGATTTTGTGATCGACATTGTAGATACAATTCCAGACAGACCGTTTGGAGTGGATATTTCTGACAAAAAGAAAGCGTTAAAAGAAACTTTAACATTCTCAGAAAAAGACATAGTTACATTTCAAGCAAAAACATCTCAAGTTGAAAGAGATTCGTCATATGAATCTGACAATGCACTAAGGGAACAAATTAAATCTAAGTATGCATCACTGAGAGCTGCTATTCCTACAACTACAGCTGTATCTACACCAGAAAATGTAGCTGCAGCTACAGGCAACTTAGACCCAAATATTCCACCAGACGATAAATTGTCAACTAAAGGTGACACAGAAGAACAAACTGAAGAGATTGTACAGGCTCTTGAAGGTAGTTCTGAAGCATGTTTGGAGGGTGATGAGAAACTAATTGATTCTGGTAAAGTGTTGTCTGAGGCAGAACAAGCCGCAGCAGATTCACGTCATGAAGAATCTATGGCAATGGCACAGGCTAACTATAGATTACAAGAAGCATTCAACGCTCAGATCAATGGGTGGATGTCGCAACAGAGTGACTTAGTTCAGGCACTTTTAGATCCATTGTTGAAAGGTGGAAGCGGCGGCGGACCACTAGGAACAATATTTAAAAACATCTTTGGTGAAAGTGGTATAGGAGATGCGTTAGGCAATTTGCTTGGTAAAGGTAAGGGTGGATTGTTTGATAGTATCTCAGGATTCTTCAAGTCTAATTTAGGTGGACTTTCAACTCTTGGCGATGCTTTGGGTGACTTACTCAAAGGTAGTAGTGGAACCAATATCTTTTCTACGCCAGGATTTGGTGGCGGTACTGCCGGTATGGACCCACTCGCAGCATTACTCGGTACTAAACTCAGTGGAAGTCTCGGATTAACGGGCGTAGGCGCTAACGCAGCATTTGATGTTGCAAAAAGTTTATTGACGCCTGGATCTGGAATGGCTGGGATAAAAGGTGCACTCCAAGGCCCAGGCGGATTCGCAGGCGGCCTTGGTGCTATAATGAGTGTCTTTAATGGTAACGTAGACACGCCTGGAGGTGCGTTATCTGCTGGATTGGGTGTTTATCAACTGTTAAGGGGTGGTGGTGTCGGCGGTGTCTTGGGTGGTGGTATCGGGCGTCTCGGCGCAGAATTATTTACTAGAAACATGACAGACATGGGTCTAGCCTCCAACTTCATGGGTCGCCTTGGTGGTGGAATGATGAACTTTGGCGCTGGTATGTCTGCTGGTGCTAGCACCGGATTTAATCTAGGCGGCCAAGGGTTTGGGGGTATGGGTCAAACTGGATTTGCGGCAAATGCAGGTGCTGCATTAGGTGCTATTGGTAATGGTATGATGACTTACGCTATTGCTAATATGTTGAGTGGTGGATATGAAATTAACAAGACTTTGAATAAAGTTGCCGGCACTGTTGGTGCGTTTTTTGGTCCGGTTGGTGCTGCCATTACTGGTGTTGTTATGGGCGGTCTTAATCGTTTGTTTGGTAGGAAGGCAAAAGAATACACCGACGTTGGTTTAGATCTAAATCTAGGAACAGACACTACAGGTCAAGTTTATAAAGACTGGATCAAAAAAGGCGGTGTATATCGTTCTGATAAGAAGGGTACCGAATATGAAGATCTTGATAATGATTTAGTTCAATACTTTAATAGTTCTGCAAAAGCCATACAACAAGGTTATGGTAGTCTGGCAGAAATGATGGGTCTTAGCGCAGATTCTATTGTAGGTTTTGCGCAATCATATTCTATATCACTCAAAGGATTATCTGCTGCAGAACAACAGAAGAAAATTGCCGAGGCAATGGAACAGTACGCTAGAGATGCTATTAGATCATCTTACGGCGACGTATCTAGATTCTCTAAACAGGGTGAAGATACTCTACAAACATTTGAAAGAATGGCTACTGCAGCTCAGAGTGTCAACTATTGGTTTGATGCATTAGGATATACTGCTGAACAAACGGTTGATATGTTCAGTAAGATGGTGGATGCACAAGGTTTATTGACAGCATCTTCTACAGGATTATTTAACGTTGATTGGATGAACTCTCCATATTATAAACAGATGATGGAAGAGTTTGGTGGTGGCGACTACGCTGGTGGTGGTCGTGGAGCATACTCTCAGTACTTCACTGATGGTATGGCTAATATGTTCGGTGGTGGTATTCCTATAGCATATTTACAAAACATGTATGGTCAAGGTCAACAAGGAACATTTGAACCTACCGAGGAACAGAAAAAATTAGCAATCGCTGGTGCGCAAGCAAACTTTGTTGAAATGTTTGGTGGTGAAGAAAACTTTGGTAGAGTAATGCAAAGTTACTTTAGTGGATTCTACACACCAGAAGAACAAGCTGAGTTTATGGCACGCCAAGCAACTATACAGGCACAACAACAATTAGAATTGGTTCAAACTCAACTTGATGCATTGTCGGAACAGTTCGAAGGCATTGATCCAGATCTTGCACAAAGACTTGAAGGTATTACAAGTAGAGAACAAATAGAAGAAGCAAAAGCTGAGTATAGAAAGGCAATTGAAGCCGCAATGGAATCGGGTGATATGGCACTTGCTGCAGAACTCCTACAGAGTGCAGACATATTCACTCAAGCGGCAGAGATGCAATTACAGGCCGCAGAAATGAACGGCGAAGCGGCAAGTAGTGCTCAAGACTATGCAATTGGTCAAATTGAATCTGGTTATTCTGGTGTATATGTTAGTACCAATCAGGCAAGTGGTAATTTAGGAACTTCTGCTGCGCTGATACAAGATGATATGTCATCAGAACCATCTGCACAAGTTAATGCAATTACGCCTATTGTTATGGGTGGAAATACTGTTAATAATTCTTCTGCACAAATTAGTAGTATGGGTGGAGGATCTGGTTCATCTGTTAGAGATTATCATCCAATTCTTTCTATTGATGTTAGAGGAACAACTGCAGGTTATTTGGGGTTAGGTAGTAGATAATAAAAAGGGGACCGAAGTCCCCTAGTAATCGTTCTGGTGATTTTAAGTGCATATCACAACGCGACACTGCACTCCTATATGGATACCCAAGGCGATTAACCCTCGCGTTTAACCTTCAGCAAGTTTTTCAAAGTAAGTCAAACCATCATCATCATCTTCGCTTGACCAAGGATCGTCACTGGCTTCTTCAACCGTTTCTTTCCTTGTTTGAACTACAGGTTCTTCTCTAGTTGGCATGGGTCGTTCAACATGAGAAACCTCTTGGTTTAAGTCAAGAACAAAGTTTAGTCGATCTTTCAACTCATCATAGGTCTTGAAATTGGTTTCGCTGATAAACTCATTAAGAGGATATTCAGTATTCCAAATTCGTTCCAAATCATCTTCATCTTCAGATAATGGTTCTGGAGAATCAAACTCAGACTTGTCGTAGTTACGATAACCTTCAACATTACGAATCTTCAACTTGAAGTTTGCACCTTCCCACAAATCAAAAGGATTTACAGGAGTTTCATCATCAAACTCTGGGTTCATCATGTCATTCAGCTTGTCAAAGATTTTCTTGCCAAACTTGAACAACTTAACTTCGCCTTCGTTTTCAGGATTAGAAGGATCTTTTACAACGTAGATGTTTGCGATGTAAGAAAGACGACGCTTTTGCTTACGTGCAATATCTTTGTCCGAATCCAAACCAGAGTTCCAGAGAGCTGAGTTATGCTCAGACACTGGATCTTTTTGGTTGATGGTGGTCAGTGAGTTTTCAATATACCACTTACCCGTTGGACCTTGAAAAGAGTGAGACCACAACTGAACCCAAGGCATATCTTCATTTTGTGGTGAAGGTAGAAAACGAATAACGGCATAACCGTTACCAGATTTATCTACTGATGGTCGCCAGAAACGAGTATCCTCATAGGATTTCTTTTCTGATGTTCCACCAAGCTTGGTGATCTCGTTAGTTAACTTCTTGAGATCTTTGTTGCGTTGACGTTTTAGTTCTGCAAAGTTATTTGCCATATGTGTTACCTCGTATGTTTTTGTATGTTAATTGTATTTTTGTCTTATCCACTTTTTTCATTATGTAATGGTATACAGTCAACTGACCATATTCCTTAGTGCAGATTTATACCTTCCGATATCAAACGCCATAAAGGGCCGATACTTCTTGCACAATCTGCTGACCTCATCGTATAATGGGTCAGATAGTATATTATCATAATCATCCATAAATGTCAAGATGTCATTTAAAATAATTAATGTTTCTATACTAATTTCTTTTTGGAGGAACATACGAATGATCTCCGGATGTTCGTTCCGTTTAGTCTTAAAGAGATTATTTATCTCGCTTGAATCTAGATCCTCAAGAAATGATACTTCGTTGTTGAAGTTGTACGACAATGACTCTTGTCTCTGTTTCCATTTCTTGTACACAGATTCACATTCTTCTGTTAATAGATTACTCACGTATACTCTACCCTTTTCAACTAAGTTTGCGACTAAGACTCCTTTTAGATAATTACCTTTTGCCTTAC